ACGGCTCCGACTTCAAGAGCACCACCAGCAAGTCTTCCTTGCACGATGACCGCAGCATCGGTTGTAACGCCACTACCGCAGACTTTAAGAGGCAACCCATATCCATTGGTAACTCCAATTACAGGGTTTATGGTTACGCTGGCGGTAATTCCTGCTCCAACAATATTTACATTTAAAGCATCCCCAGAATATCCTAGTGTTGTTCCATCACTTGCATATATTCTAGTTAATACCTTTGTTCCTAAATCTGATCCCCAGACAGCAATTGAATTTGTTCCAGCAGATAATGATAATCCACCAGAAATTCCTATACTACCATAAACAGTTACGCTATCTGTATTTTTATCTAATATTCTACCACCAGAAATACCAACCAAAATGCCATTCGTCACGCCCTGAATATTTAAATTCTGTGATAATCTAACAGTTCCTGTTATTCCAAGAAGAATACCGTTTGTTGCTCCCTGAACATATCCAGTTACTTGAAGTGGATTATAAGAATATGTTGCTCCTGTGGCTGGACCACCTACAACTAGGTAAGTGTCCTTAATATTTCTTACAGGAAAAGCACCACCAGTTCCATTAATTGTACCAGTGATTCCAATTAGGGCAGATCCAGTAGTACCGTAGATATAAATTGGTAATGGGTTGCTTTCACTTACTCTTTTGGTTACGGATTCTGTACCCCAAGCCAATTTTGCTAATTGAACATGGGCAAGAGAAACACCAACACCGCTGGTTCCATAATCAGTTCCTAAGATAGCTGTCCCATCACTAGTAGTAATTGAAATATTACTTGTAATATCGTCTGCCATAATTGCCCTTTATTTTTATATATAAGTTATAGGTGATTATTTTTTATGCTACCAATAATATCGAAAGAAGAATTTTGCAAGAAAATAGAAACAAGAGTTTCTTCTAAGAAAATATCTTATCTGGATGCAATCATTGACATTCAGGAAGAATATGGGCTGGATTATTCTCTTGTGGCTAAGTTTTTATCTCAACCTCTAATTGAAAAATTAGAAAAAGAGGGAAGAGAATTAAATTTAATTAAAACAAATAAGAACATACTTCCTTTTGCTTGACTATTGGTCAAGACTTAGGTATAATAATTAACGCAGGGAGTTCCTGCTAATTTAACAATTGGGTAGATCCCAAGGAGAATATATGAGTTTTAAGGATTTTAAGAATCGTTCTAAGAGTAGCATTTCTGACCTCATGAAGAAGCTTGAGGATACCCCTAAGAAGGATTACAAGGACGACAGGTTCTGGCGAGCAGAACAAGATAAGATGGGTAATGGTTTTGCTATTATTCGTTTTCTTCCAGAGATTGATGGAGAAGACTGCCCGTGGGTAAAGTTGCTTTCACATGCTTTCCAGGGTCCGGGTGGATGGTATATTGAAAATAGCCGTCGAACCATCGGTGAGGCTGATCCCTGTGGTGAGCTAAACAGCCAACTTTGGAAGGGTGACGAAGATGACAAGAATATTGCTCGTATTCGTAAGCAGAAGACCACCTATATTTCAAATATTCTTGTAATCAAGGATGAGGCAAATCCTCAGAATGAAGGAAAGGTGTTCCTATTCAAGTACGGAACCAAGATCTTTGATAAGATCAAGGAAAAGATGAATCCTGAGTTTAAGGATGATGAGCCAGTAAATCCTTTTGATTTTTGGAATGGATGCAACTTTAAGCTAAAAATTCGTAAGGTTGGTGGATATACTAATTACGATAAGTCTGAGTTTGATGTTTCTTCACCTCTTCTTGGTGGAGATGATGTAAAGATTGAGAAGGTATGGAAGCAGCAACACGCACTCAAGCCTTTTATTGCTCCTGATCAGTTCAAGAGCTATGATGAGCTTAAGAAGCGGTTGAATGATGTTCTTGGTGGAGATATTCGTGGAACAACTCCAATCTATACCAAGACTGCTGATGATCTAGATGAGAGTGATTTTAAGGAAAAGGCTCCACCGAAGCAAAAGAGTAAGCCAAAGGTTGAAGATGACGCAGAGGAAGTAGATCCTATGAGTCTATTTGAAGAGGAAGCCTTCTAACAAACAACCCCCTGAAAAGGGGGTTGTTTTTTTAACCAATCTTAGTTCTCCATTCCGGTATTTTATAAGTTTGTTCAAAAAACTTATAGGATGACAATGATCCAACATATGCATTACCAATATTACCATCATCCATACCGCCAGGGGATTCTCCACCCCCACCTTGATTAATTACAATTTGTTGTGGCTGTTCTTGAGATTCTTTTATTTTTTTCTGCTTTTCTCTAGGATTTTCTATAAACTGATTTTGCTGTTCCATTAATTTAATATTATTTGCTCTAGCATCTTTAATCTCAGTGATGCTTTTATTTGTTTCATTTTTTTCTATTTGCATATCAATTTGCTCAGTCATCATGTTGATAACATTTTTAAATTGTTCTGATTTTGGTAAAGGAACAACTGCTTCATTTTCGTGCAAATAACCAACCATCGGTTCTTTTACTTCCCCACCTTCAGCCAAAGCTGGTATTTTAACAATTGATTTAATTATATTTCTTGTATTTGTATTTTCTATCGATGATGAATTGTTTTTATTTTCATTATACTGTTGTGTATTATAGAACTTTTCTTTTATTTCATTTAAAATATTATCCGATGGAACGAATGTATTTTTGAAGTCAAAACTTTTATTATTTACATTTTTTTCAGTAAAATTGCTATTACTTAAAAAATTACTATTTAAATTAAATTTTTTATCTAAAAAGTTATTTTTTTCAGAGCTTTGAGTGTTGTAGTAATTTGTTATATTTACATTATTTACTGTTGGAATTATTTCATCCACAGTTTTTTTAATTGATGAAAATTTATATTGTGGTTTAGTTTCAGCTTCTTTTTCTGGCTGTTGATCAATTTTTATTTGTTCTGGATTTAAATTATTTTTTTGTATATTCTTTTCAAGATCAGAACCCTGAAAAAAATTCTTCAGTTGTTCTTTTTGTTCTGGATTTGTTTCTTTTTTTGATTTTATCAGATTCATTGTTGTCTCTTAAGTTTTTCTTTTTCTATATCTACCCTCAGTTGCTCCACATATATGTCTCTCTCCCAGGGAAGCATGTTCTCAAGATCACTTAACGAATACCCATAATTTTTTGTAAGAACATACATTATTTCAAAATAATTTTTGAGAGATATGTGACTGAGGGCTAGGAAAAAAAATTTTTAAGTCCCCTTATTGCTAGTTTTCTTTGAACTCCATCTGTTGTTTTATAATGAACATCAAAATGTATTGAAGGCATTTTTTCAAAAAAGTTTACTATATTTTTGTATTGACTAATTGTTAAATGATTTAAAAAGTCTAATATTTCCTCTTTCTTAAATGATGATGCATACACACGATCATTTTGATCCTCAAAGTAAACTATACAATTTGCGACCAATTCATTTATATCAGAAGAAGAATCGACAAATTCTTCTATTGTAGGATATTTTAAAAATATATTTAAATTTTTATTGATTCTAATCAAACTGTCAGATGGTTCGACATTCAATGCCACAGAGTCAAGATTTACTTCAACTATATGACTTTCTTTTGTTTCTGGGCAAATAATTTTTGGTGTTATGATCTCACCGACAGATTTTGCCCTAAGCTTTAAAAAACAATATTCCAACTCAAATAGGGGGATCTTGTCGAAATCAATATTCTCGTCAAAGCAATTTTTTAGGATATCTATGATTCCTTGATAAATTTCTTTTTGGGAAGATGTCTCTTCAAGAATTAAAAACTTTTTTTCTTCTTTTACTAAAAAAGGTCTAAATTTTGTTTTAATTTTGCTATAAGGTAAAGTACAGTTGTAGGATGGCAAAGCATTTAATAAAGATTCTTTTAGATTCATATTATTCACCTAGTAAAAATTGATGGTCCTCTTGGTTGCGTCGCAATAAAAATAGAATTATCTACTTCTAGATTATAAGATTTTCTAAAAGCAAATGTTACAACTAGAGTCGTATAACCAGTATTTTCAGCAGCCAAGGAGACTGGCAAAATTGACAGAGGATATGCTTCATCTAGTAAAGTTTTTGAGGTATAGCCGTTTGAGCCACCCTGTGCGTCCTTTTTAATTGTTGATATGTAAATCTTACCAACATAATTTAAATAGACTCTTGAAAATTCTTGATACCTATCGTTATATTGGTCTTTATTTACAATATAGTCCATCCACTGTTCAAAGAAAGCCTTTTCTGCCCAGTCTTGGTAAATTATAAAAGACATTGTTATTTCATCAAATTCGTGTTGAATTGGAACTTTTCTTTTTGTTCCCCACATTGAGCTTGGTTGTCCAGTTGTATAGGTTGCCAAAGCTCTTTGTGGTATATTTACTTCCGTTGGATAGGTTAAAAAATTACCAAATGGAGTTATAAATTCAACATCATAACGATTTGCCAATTGAACTCCACCACCGCGTCCAACTATAGATGATCTCAAGGACGAGATTGAAGTTGGGTAAAATGTTGTTGGTGCGTTTATGTCGTTTTTTTCTGGCATTATAGTAATTCTTTTTCTGTTAAAATAACAAATTTAATATTATTGTCCTCGCAAAATTTTTTCGCTGATTTCCATTTTGCGATATTTATTAAATAAGTTTGAGTATTTTTTGCATAAGTTCTTTTAGACATGGATTCGGTTAATACTGGTTCTTTTGTTTGCTTGAGTGGTTTTATCTCAACTACAAGGGTTGAAACTGTTTTATCTGGGTTAATTTTCTCTACCATGAAGTCTGGAATATAATAATGAAGCTGGTTGTCCACTGGGGACATATAGGGTATTTTAATATTTTCAAAAGACCATCTTAAAATATTTTTATTTTCGTCTAAATATTTACAGAATTTTCTCTCCCAAAGAGATCTACACATTATCTTGGATGGATCGCCTATATATTTTGAAATATTTTTGGGAAAAAATTTATTCTTATAAGCCATCAATTTATTTATCAAAAAAATGTTAGTATCACAAATTTATCCAACAAATCCTAAACTTAGATCCGAAATACCTCTTTGGTTGAAATTTAGAGCATTTCAATATCAAGGTTTTTTTGGTCGTTCGTATGGTACATTTAATGGAATACAACCTTCTCCACCCAATCAATTGGCTCAAATTTGGGTTCCAGCACCACCAGCTTTAATTAGTGGCGTATCAAATAAGTTTAATGCAAGCCCAGTAAAAACTATATTTGAGG